CTATCATCAAATGAAGTATAGTATGTAGGCATTCTGCTGTTGTCGATAGGCAGAGAAATTCCTGATGTTGGATCTGTAACAAGAATTATCTCGGATGAAGAGGTATCCCTCTTGACAATTCTCTGAATAAATTCATCCGGTAAAAGATAATTGACAAGACTATATTCAATCTGTCCAGCAGTCTCAGATACATTGTATCTCAACTCCTTAATCTCAGTGATGTTATTAGCATCCATGAAGTTGGGACGAGTAGAATCGGATAGACCTGTTACCCTCATCAACTCTGTATGTTCAGGAAGATCGACTGTCGTTATTACATCATAGTACACACTCCTACAGACATTAGCTATTTGGGTTGCTTCTACTGTATCGGAAATGCTGTTAACCTCATCAGAGTCTAAATCATTCAGGACATCCTGAACAATCTCCAAGAGTGTCATTTTAGCTGTAGCCATCTGTTATCTAGCCTTATGTACGCGGGCTGAGATTAGACCAATATTATTAATATTAGCAGTACCCGCATCTGCGGTAAGATAAATCCTAGCACCATGAGACACCATATTAGATGTAACTGGGAATAGAGAGGATTCTGTAACAATCTGATTAGCGGCCTTAACTAGGGCTACAGTTGTTTCTCCAAGAAGAGTACCGTAGGTAGTACCATCAGAGGAACCAAAAATAGAAAGATCTATAGCATTAGTACTTGTTGCACTAGCAACATTAAATGTAAGAGTAATAGAATGGAGATCTCCCGCAGCAACAAACTGGAGAGTTTCAGTACTCAGATTCATGAGACTAGAAGTCGTACCCGTAAGGGTAATCGGGATCTGAGATACCGTATCATCTGTCGTAAAGGGAAGGAGTACAGGTGTAGTACTAACTGCTAGGGCTGTAGTCCCTACGTATGTCGTATTAGTATATTTACCCCAGCCTGTACCGGGGAATCTACTAGCATTAGTCCATGTACCAGAGCCACTACCACTAGAAAGGTAAAGCTGGTTAGCTGAAGCCGTAGAGATACCCTTAGGTTCATGAAGGTTAGGATCTGTCAGACTTGAATGTTGTACGTTAGCCATCTATAGTTCACCCCGGAGGACCATTAGTATTATTATATCGATTCTTTCAAAGATGTCAAGGGGGACCATCTCTGATCCCCCAAGAGTAGTGTTACACTTCGATGTACTCGACCACCAGTCTACCACGGCCACCAGTCACCGTACCACCAAGGGACGTATAGACATAGCCATTAGCAGAACCGATAGAAAGCGTACCACCAGCCAAAGCACCGTTACAAAGAACGACTTCGTTTGCCTCAAGATCAGCCTGTGCGATAGTAGCATCAATGCCATCGGCATCAATAACTGTACCATCCTTCTGGGCCAGACCAATGGTCAGGGTACCAGAAGTACCAGTCATAGCCGAAGTCACAATCAGCGTAGCCTTCTTGATGTACGCGCCAGCCGGAACGAAAGCTTCATGCGACCAAGCCGCAGCGGTAATCGCTGTAGCAAAGTCAAAGTCCACAATCAGTTCCTTTGTAGCGCCCAGAGTAGAGACACCAGCACCGCTCTGGTTAGCCTCAGGGCCAGTGAAACGGACTTCAAGCCCGTCAGAGTTTGTCCAATCAACACTCATATTAATATCCTCCTATTAAACCGAGGTGTTCGAAAGAACAGTAACAAGGTTTTCCGGACGATAGAGCTTGACACCATAACGAGCGGTAGTCACGAACTCTGTACGCTGGAAGTCCTTATTATATTCAGTATCGACCTCAGGCATCTGTCTCCAAGCACCAATGAACGGAACAACCGAAGCATCAGCAGAGAAGAACAGGTTAGCCTTGAAACCAGCGCAGCTAACAGTCTCAAGCGTTTCCGAAGAGATTGTAGCCAGACGCTGCGAGGTATAGACATCGAAGCCGTAGACGTTACGGACGAAGCGCATACCAGTCGCGATACCCGAAGAGACGATACCCTCGAACATCGGGTTGTTATTGATACCGACAAGCTGAGTAGCCGTCTCAATGGTGTAAGCCACAGAGGGGTCCACAATAGCGACACGGTTATTAGCCGAGACATTCGCAAGGTTCAGCGAGAGGTTAGCACGGGCGAAGTCAGCCACGTTAATGACGTTGCTAGAACCAGTAGCGACATAACGATGCTTACCACCGTTAATCGTATTGGTATTAGCAGCCGTCTGCTGAGACTGAAGACCAAGGATGGCCTCCTCGACATGCTCCATAATGGCACGCTCCTGCTCGGGCACAAAGCGCGAGACAAGTTCGTTCATGTAGAACATATCCTGCTCAGCCTTCTTCGTCACGTATGTACCCGAAGAGAGGTACTCAGTGATCTGGAAGGTGAACTGACCAGTGTCGAGAGGACGGTACTTAACCGCTTCGTCTTCAGCGTAGTCATCAACGTACGCCTGACCAATCGACGGGATCTTAAACGTATCGCCGTCAGGGAACTCCTGAAGCCAGCGAACGTATGTCTGAGCCATAAGCTCATCACGCAGAATCTCCTTAAGCTCACGCGACCAAACTTCAGCGCGAGTAAGGAGAGAAACATTACCAGTTGTCATACCCGACATATCTGATTCTCCTTTATATTATGTTAAGAGTTGTAGAAACGATCCCCAAGTCTTTCACGATCCTGAAGCATAGTGTTCTGGATCTTAGGGGAATAGTACAAACTCCGGTTCTCCTTACGTAGCTTCTGATAGTATTCGAAGGTACGGTCCTGAGAATAAGAGTTGAAGTTCTCACTACGAATTGTTGACTGGGTAGTAACACCAGTGGAAGTACTAGTCTTCTCACCCATCTTCTTAACTCCAATCAACTGAAAGAATGCTGTAGGGGATTCGGCTGCAATTTCCTTAAGCCTGTCAAGAGACATATTAAGCTCCAGACTCTTAGCCTTTAGGACATCCGCAGTCTTATCACCGTACTGCTTCTGCATCTCTTCTCCAACTACGGAGATATTCTGAGAGGCAGTCTTACTCTTTTCCTTCGCAGTAATCACTTTTTCTACAAGGGCTTCAAAGTCACTCGCGCTCTGAGTGGTGTTCTCAGTATTAGAGGAACTGGTTGTTACCGGAGTAGGCTGTTCTGCACCAGTCTCAGAACCCTTGCTCATCTGTTCAAGGAGGTTCTTAGCATAGTCCTGCTTTGCAAGTTCTGCCCGAAGTTCGTCAAGCGTCTTAGTGATTTCACCAATGTGCCTATCGGCTTCAAGCTTCCCCTTAGCAAGGGCTTCGATATCCTTAAACTTCTTGCCATCTCCTACCAAATGATCTACAAAAGACTCTTTTGTCTGGGTCTGCTGCGTATCATTTGTCGTGCCTTCCGTGGTCGCGGAACTAAAAATGTCGCTCATTTGTTATTTTACCTCTTGGTCTAGGTGTAAGATATTAATAATTTCTGTTAAAGCCCTGTTGTAACCATTGCGGTCTGCTTGCTTATAAGCCCAACTAGGACTATCGTAATCATTAGCGATTACAATCTCTTTAATCTTGCTGTTGACAATCTGCTCAAGTTTATCTAGGACATTCTTAGCAGACTTGACTTCCTTCTTAAAACCTTCCTGTTCGTCTTTAGGAAGGTCCATAAACCAGATAGTCTTCATTAAATTCCTTCATCCATAGCGATTGCATTCTCCTCGTCAGCGATAAGCTGGACTTCCTGTGCAACCTTCTGTGTTTCATAATTCTCATAGATAGAGATGTTAGAAGCAAACAAGCTCTTCTCACCAAGCTCCTCAGCCATGATCCTAGCAAACTCCTTGCCGCTAAGGTGGGCAGCAACAGACGGATCAGAAGCCTTAAGCTGCCAAAGCTGGGAAAGGTTCTGCACTCTCTGCGCTCTCTCAGCAAAGTGCCTAGCACCCATCGGAATGATCTTACCGTTTGCTGTGATATCTTCCTTCGTAATTGTCTGGAAGATCGAGACAGAAAGTTCATCATCCATAACACGGATAACATCAGAGGCATCCATGTTTCTTCTGCTTGCCTCAAGCATAGCATTCAGGATAGGCTCTACGAAGATACGCTCAAAGTGCTGTGTCTTATTCTGGAAGATACGCGAGGCTGCATTCTGGAGAGAACTAATCTCGAATGCTGTCTTCTCACCCGGAGTTCTGATACCCATAGCTTCTCTTGGCGCACCAGCAAGTTGCTCCATCTTATTCTCAATGACAGCAATCTGGTTATCAGCATTCAGTGCAGTTGGATCAGGGGCAAGGTAACCAACATCACCTTCATCTCCGAGATAGATTCTTGTTCCCGGCTGGAAGTCAAAGTCTTCAACGTCACCCTTAATCTTTAGGACAGGGAAAGCAATCTGGTCGAAGACATCGGCTCTAAGGTTCTCAAGGTGATCCATTCTGTACTGGAGACCGACAAGGTTGTCTAGCGGTCCCATAGCATACAAGTTATCAGGACGCTCTCTCCAGCCAACGTGGAAGATAGGAGACCTACCCAGCCAAGAAGGATTAGGCTTATCAGAGAGAACATAAGATCTATCGACAACCTTAATGATTCTATTCTTAAGGAGGGTATCCGTAAGCTTGTCGTAGATATCCCCGTAGAATGTCAGGATCTCAACATAGTCGGAGTTATAATACTCTCGGATAGAACCAAAGCCATCTACGACAAAGCCATCGTTCTTATGAAGATCTGAATCGGAGTAACCCTGAATGGCATTCCTTGTGCCAATCATTCTATCGAAGACCTTCTTCATGTAGTCTTTATTAGGGTCTTCCTCAATCATCTTTCTGGCTTCACCCATAGAAAGAAGAGAGCGAATGATCTTTGGTGTAGCCTTGAAATCAGAAGCAACAGGATTGAAGACAAGATCATACGGCGAGATTCTAATTACTCTCGGACCAATGTACCCCGGAATAATCTCATTATTCTCAAGCTCTGTATAGTTAGCTTCCCAGTCTACTGTAGCAAAACAATTACCGTAGTCGATGTAATCGAGAACCAGCTTGGACATAACTACTTCAAAGTCAGACTGCTGTACCTTATTCTCCATATAGGCTTGGATTGTCTCACGCTTGATCTTAGCGTTACTCGTCTTATCCGAAGCCATCCACTTCATCCACTTATTCTGTGGGAACAGTGTAGCCATATAGTTAGCGTGGAGGTTATCTCTAATCTGTGTCAGCTTAGGAACTGTCGTGCTATTCTTCCAAGGGAGAGAACTATTGCTAGTCGATCTTGTATCCGTAGCAAAGAGATAGTTCCTAAGTTCCTTCCACTCCTCAAGCTTACCAACACGCTGCTGATTCCAAAGACGCCACTTATCAGAGATCTCCGTAGCGATGCTGTCGGGGCTGATAATCAGCTTCATGTCTAGAGTTGTACCAACCATTAGTGAGAAACCCCGCCAAATCTTTCAGAATAAATTATGTTATTATTCGATGATCTCTTGTGCATATTAGAAGACGGCCTAACAGCAATCTCAATACAGGAAGCAAGAGCATCTTTAATGTCATCGTGAGGTGGATTGTTACTAATCAGTTCCTCTTCCAGAAGCTGACAGTTACCACCCTTGTAATGGTATATACTCAGGTTATCGTACCTTGGTTCAAGGACAGCAGCCATTCGCTCTTCCTTAGAACCAGAGTGCCTCGTAGGTTTATGCTCTTCGATCTTAAGCATAAGTCCATGAGGACGAATATAACTATCCTTTAACTCTTGGACAATCGCAGCCTGAGCCGCTGTTACTTCAGCCCTAAGCTTCTTAAAGTCCCATCTATTAAGGAGTTCAAGAATGTGACTGAAGTACTCAGAAATCTTATCCGTTCTGAATCGGTCGATATCCAGAACATAAACATTATTCTCAAA